GTGAGATCAGCCCACCATTGCCCGATAATAGCGCCAACCGTTCCGAGAAGGGCAGCGCCCACCACGATTCCAATCGGATTACCGCCAGTGATGATTCCAGCTATGATCCCGCCTATAACAGCGCCAGCACCGGCACCTATACCAGCCGACCATTTTTCAGGAGATGTTAAATCGGCCCACCACTTTCCGGTAATTGCTCCGATGATACCGCCTAGCGCGGCACCAACAACAGCACCAATTTTTCCACCCAACAATCCGCCAATGATTCCCCCGATTATTGCGCCTGCTGCGGCTCCTATTCCAGCAGCCCACTTCTCGGGAGTGGTAAGCCCGGCCCACCAAACTCCAATAGCTACACCGGCAGCGGCACCAAGGGCAGCACCAACTACTTTTCCAATAGGGCCTCCTATAAGGTTTCCAATAATTCCACCAATGATAAAGCCTGCGGTTCCACCAATTCCCGCTCCCCACTTTTGGGCGTCAGTAAGCCCACTCCACCAGTTTCCGATAATCTTTCCAATGGAATCGGTAAAGGAGCCAATCTTGTTAATCCACCCCGGTACTTTCACTGTCTCGAACATATCCTCGTATGCCGGCATACCTGGATTCGGGTTTTTCGGAGTTTTTTCCCCCGCTTCCTCTTGCTGTTTGGAGAGTAGGTTAAGTTCGTCAAATCCCATGACAGTCCGTTGCAACTCTTTGACCTTCTTAGTCGTATTGGACGCGCTATTTCCCGCCTTGTCAAGCGTTTCTGCATAGTTGACATTTGCCCGCTTTGCAATGGTGACGGTCGTGGCATGGTTAAAAATACGAGCGACCAACATCCCGATCGTGTTAAACACGTTTGCTAGAGCGTCAGTAACCTGATTTATAACGGGAATTAGGGATTGCAAGACGGGCATAAGCGCTGCTGCAAGGCTGTTTTTCAGGTACAAAGAATTCGTGGCTAAAGCGGACATGGTTGCGTTTGCCTGACTGTTGGCTAGGGCCATGTCCTGCAATCCGGTAGTTATGCCCTGCTGGACGGCGCTGAAAATGCGGAAAGCGGCAATGCGGACAAGCATTTTCTCCATCATTTGCAAAGTCTTTCCCCAGCCGCTAGCGGATTTTTTTCCGGCAGATTCAGACTTAATTCCGGCAGCCGCCGCAGCCATTCCGGCCTTATCCGCGACACCTGCAATGTCTGACATTTGCGCTTTCAATTTATCCTGACGTGCAATAAGCCTATCTATCGATCCAGAAGCCGACAGCATCCTTTTTTCAAGTCTAAGATACGCCACGCTTCCCTCTCCGCTTTTTGCCGCCACTTCCCCGGTGCTCACGGCGAGCTTGTGATAAAGTGCTCTTTGGTTGTCAATCTGTTGACCAACCAAGACGGCTTTAGATGCGATTCCGTTGAACCCCGCTTGTGCTTCGGCAGACATATGCATTGTTGCAGGAGCCAATCCATCTATATAATTTTGCAACCTCTCGACAGCCGATTGTGCCTGCGCGGTATCCATGTGAATAGGGGCGCTTTGGGGCTGCAATATTTCAGATGCAAGGCGGGAACTTCCAATCGGAGGGGTGGGAACGCTTGCGGCACTGGGAGCGTGAGCCGTTGGGTTAGGAAATCCCTTGTACTGGAAATTCTTTAGGAACGCCTCATTAGCCGCATCAATCCCAGCCGCATCCCTTAATTTCTTTTGGGCCGAAGCAAGCTTTTCGGACTGGATTCTGGAACGTTCCATAGAAACGGTTGCCCGGTCTAGGCGCGCCTGATACATAGCCAGACGGGATTCTGCATTTTTCGTTGAAACGGCCTGCTTGTCAATTCCTCCTGCCACCTTCTGAAAAGCCTGGAACGCTTTAGAACTGGAAGCAATCTGATCCATCTGCGCCGCAAACTTTGAGACAGACGGGGCCGCTTTGTCAAAGTGCGCTTGCAACTCATCAATCTTTTTGATTATCCTGTCAAGCGCGGTTTCGGCTTTTTCTGCCGAGCCGGTAACTTCGATCATTAAATTGTCTGCCATATTACCACCACCTATGTAAAAAAGAGAGCCAATGCGAAGATGCATGGCTCTCAAAGAAGCTCTGCGCTATTTCTCATCCTGCTTTTTAAGCACTGATTTGGCATGTAGAATTTGCGCCGTAATCAAGTCCTGATCGCCCTTGGCCTTTTCCCGTTCAGTATCTTCTTGCTGATCCGGCAACTCTGGATCACTCTTGAAAAGATTTTGTAACGGGCTTTGAGGATAATGGGCGTCGGAAGAGATACAATTTCCAATAGCGCGCATTACGTATATGCCACAAAGCCATGCGGACGTGTTTGCCTGTGCCTGCCATAACTTTGCCTCTGCTTCTTTTCTCTGCTTGTAGGCTTTCATATATAGCCAAAACAGCTTCGGATCTTCTTCCCAAAATTCGTGAGGCGAGCAACCGACAATGATCGCAATTGGAAAAAGCCGATCCTCGAAATAGTCGGTAAAGGAGAAGTCTTTGCCGGGTCGGGCTATTACGCCTTGGTTGTCGGTTTCACGAGAAAGCTCTTGTTCTCCGAGCTGTTCTCGCCCTGCGTAAAAACCTCCATAAACCTCTCGGAAAGCGCGCCATAGACTTCCTCAATGCCGTATTCTTCAATTGCTTTGTCGGAAAGTTCTTGCGCTTCCGCGTAGCTGATTGTCGGGTGGAACTTCCGCAGGCCGACGTAAAACAGGCGGTCAGTGGAACTGAAAATCTTCTCTTTCATGTCGGACAGATTGCCGCCAATCTCTTCAAACTGGCGAGCAGAGCGGCGGTCGAAAAACATTTTATAGGTCTTATCGCTAACAAGGATATCAAAACTTGCCATAGAATAAATTCCTCCGTTTAATTTTTAAAATTATGCCGCCCGTGTATTCCGGGCGGCTTTTATATTACAGGTCAAGGATTTGTTTCAAACTTCGAAGAAACATCATCTTCATGCACGGGAACGGTAGAGGCAATCAGCCCAATACCGGCCTTTACAACCGAACCGACCGAAACTTCTTTGACCCAAGTGGAGCCTTTCGCGGCGAATGTAAACCCGGAATTGTCCTGATAGACAATCAGGTAGTTCTTATCTTCCGTCAGGCTGATCGCTTCCGAAACGGCGGCGTAGTTTTCAGCCGTATAGAGATATTCAAACTCCATCGACGGCGTTTCCGGCCGATCTGGAATACCTGTCGTTTGCGCATCGGAAAGGGTCGTTGTGTCAAGGCTCTTAGGTGCGGAGCCGGTCGCAGGGGCCGACGTAATATCAATGAGCTTGTGATACTTTCCGGCCGTTGTGCCCTCAATATACAAATAGGTTTTATAATCCGAAATAGCCATAGAGCGTTCCCCATTTCATAGGCAATCTAAAAATGATATGGCACTCTAGGCGCTCTGTTTACTTGAATCAATAGATGTATTCGTGTTCTTCCTCAACCTTGCAGGAATACCGCAAAGTCCAGCGGTAGATAGTCACGTCCGCAACATTCGTGGTGTGCCGGGAATCGTCCCGGTGCAAAAAGAAATTGTTCTCGCAGACCGGCATGATAGCGTCACGGATTTTCTTTGCAACAATCTCACCCGTGCTACCGTTGGCATAAATATCAATCTGCCATGATGGGTTAGATTGCTTTCCCGTTCCACTAAGATTTCTATCGATCTCCGGGTTCCCCAGGTCGTCAATTAAGACACACGGAAACGATGCTGGGGTTTGCTGGTTCTGCTTTTGAACAATAGCGGCGGGGTATATGGATGTTACCGCCGCCTTTATCTGCGTGTAGATTGAATTTGTAAGGTCAAGCACCAGCCATCGCCACCTTTAATTTCTCGTCGGAAATCGAGCGCATGTACTCTCGCGTCTTGTAGACGAAAGCGTGAGCCGGTTCGCCTTTTGTCCAGCGCCAACGGTTTTGCTTTTCATCGAAATATGCCCAGCCTTTTTCTCCGTGCGCGTTCACATCGTAAGACCAGCCGGGAGCCGGTTCAGGATGCGGATTGCTTGCGCCGACAATTCCGGTTCCATACTCAACAAATAGCGCATAGTCAGCGCCGACGCGGATTCTTCCGACGTTATTGGCCTCGTCGTACTCCCACGAAATGCTTTCGGCCAGTTCTCCGCTTTCGACGGGGGCCAGCGTAAGCATATACTCGTACCCAGCCTGCGTGAGATTCTTGACGGCCTCTGTGGAGCCTCCATCAACCTTCTGCTGAATCTTGGTGAGACGTTCCTTTGCCTTTGCGATAGAGCTTCGGCTAAACATATTGAAAGAGATTGTCTGGCTCATGCCTTTGGCGCTCCTGCGGCCTTTTTGAAGTACACGGTAATCTGCCCGCCCGTGTCAAGGACTTGCTCGACGGTATAGTTGTGATTCATAGGACGAGACAAGTTGCCATCGGATAAAACTCCATTTGGTTCAGTGCCGATCCATGCGGCGCTCTTTTCCACGGGGAAATAACCGTCAGTATCAAACGGAGTAAACTGCGCTTTAAGTATGCTGTTTACATCCGTGCCGAACGCCCGCCGTTCAAGCTGGTCGGTAATGGGCTTAACGTTCAAGCAAAGCCAAACTGGTTCGTCCCATACATTTTCCATAGCCCCCGTGCCGTTGCCGTCATCGTCAAGAATTTCCTGCGAAGGGAGCGGCTGCGATACGTAGACCGTGCACTTTTCACGAACAAGGCTTCTCATGTTACCACCCTCACGATTGGGGTAATGTCATTGAGCAGGGAACTTGGGATGTCGGCGTTCTCGTAATACCGGGAAACTCCGTTTTCCACGTGCTCTTTCTCTCCTTCTGCCCCCTGCTTATTCCAGAGGAATAGCGCAACCTGCACTTGTAGTTCGTTCCAACGCGATTCCATCGGCTCTTCGTCAGGCCAGTTGCGGCGGTGCTTAATGGCGTTTTCCGCGCGGTCAAGCATGAGCTGAAGCTTTTGATCGTCGGCGGTGTCGGTATCTGGCTTATCAATCCAGATCTTTAGCTTTTGAAGTTGTGTCAAATCAGGCATACTTATCCTTTCTTTGTGGGAGAAGGAATTTTATATGGCTTGGAGGATTTCGTGGGCCTGCCAGCCGGTTTCCCGGGAGGCTTTGGAGAAGATACGGATTCGTGTGCTTCCTGCTTTTGTACAGGCACTTTTGCGCCTAACGCGGTAAGTTTATCAACGTCGCTGTCTTTCGCCTCAAAACAAGCGTGAGGCGCATAGAAATGGCCTCCGTACTTAACCCTGAACGGAAATTCAACTTTCGCCATCGGTTAGGCCACCTTAATGACGCCGACCGTATCCATGCCCTCGTAGGACGGCAGGACGATTTCGGACACGATGGTTTCGAGATTGACAGGATGCGGATTCACAATCTGCGTAACCGCGATACCGGTGTTGATAATAGACACATTGGCCTGCCCTTTGCCCATCAAGTCGGCTTCCTCGGGTGTAGTGCCGTAGTAGGTGCTGCCGAGGGACGCGCCGGAAGAAATCAGAGTAACGTAGTTGTCGGGATAGAATGCGGTCGAAACACCGGCCTCTGTCTTGAACTTCTTGGTGTAAACGACAATGTTGATGCCGAGAATGGCCGCAACCGCAGCAGTAACATTTTCCCTTGTCAGGAGAATGTTGGCAGTCGGGTTCTGCGCGAGAATGGCAGAACGAACCTTGTCGGAGGCCAGAAGGTAATTGAAGGTCGCACGGCTCATAATGGCGACGTCCGGACGCGATCCGGTCAAGTCTTCAATCGTATCCTGCATGGTCTGCAAATCATCCAGCGGGTCGGCAGAAGCGGGAACGCTCCATTTGTCTGCGGCGGTGGTAATCTCAACGTAGTTCGAGGTCTTCCATGCGCTGTCGGGGTCGTAGTTATAGACGTACGCCACACCGTTTGCAGAAATGTTGATGCCCGCATTGCCGGAAGCGGGGGCAAGAAGCTGCCAAATCATGCGTTCAGGCACGACGTCAGCACCGGACACCAGCTCGTTCACATCGTCGTAGATGTGGTCGATAACGGCCCGCGCAAACGGGTCGTTGGAATCCTGCGCCCGAAGAATCTCCTGCCGATCTTTTTCTTTCAGGAGATAGCCCTCACGGAAGAACGGCATTTCGGTTTCAATCTTTGCAACGCCGATTCTGTCGCGGAATGTCGCCTTGGTATCGAAGCTCGAAGGTTTCAGGGAAACCGGCAGGCCGCGAGTTCCCTTAATCCACGAAAGGTCAAGACCGGCCTTTTTCTTTGCCGGGAACAGCGTCGCACCGAGATAAGGAATGTCGTTGCTATGTACCTGTGTGAAGTTTGCCGCAATAGCCTGCGGGGTGAAAAGTTCAGTAAGTTCCATATTTTAGCCCTCCATTAGCCGAACAGAATCAGCGGCAGCGCGGCTTTCGTCGCAGCATCAACGGTCACGCCGGAATGCGTCTGCGCTTTGGCCGTGTCGACAAAGCCGTGAACGATAACCGAGCCGTTCGGATTATCGGAATAAGTGTCGTGCAAAAGGACGCCCACAGCATTTGAAGCCGCAGGGTCGCCGGAAGTGACCGCCGCCTTGCCATCGGAGCCAATAGGCGTACCGGCCTTAATCACGCCGTCTGCGTCCCCGGTAAAGTTCAGTACCTTCGGAACCGCAACATAATGGTCGTTCAAAAGGATTTCGGTGGTTGCGCCGTAGTCCCCCGTTTTAGTGAATTTCATTATTTCTTACCCCCGTGAATGTAATAATCAAGTCCTGCGTTTGCAGTTTTGGCGGTCGCGGCACGACGTTCGGCAAGCTTTTTTGCATACTCAACGGCCTTATTGCTCGTCTTGCCTTTTCCATCGTCGCCGCTGTTTGGAGCCTTGACCTGTGTCATAGCCGCCTTAATCTTCTCGTTGGTTGCCCTGTCAATGGCATCAATCAGCGCCTTACCACGCTTCATGGATTCTTCCTCGTTGTCATCAACCACGCTGTCAAGCATCGGCTGACGGTCGGCTTCGGAGATCCCTTTCGTGGCGAACAGCGATTCAACCTTGATGCGGACTTTTTCTTTGGCAAGCTCTTTCTTTTCAACTGCGAGCTGGTCAAGCTGTGCCTGAACCTTCTGTTCGGCGGTCATGTTGGCCTCGGCTTCAAGCTGTTTCCGAATTTCAGGTGTGAGCTTGCCTTTGAGCTTTTCCTCGTGGGTCTTTAAGGCTTGCTGGACGCGGAAGTCAACTTCCTTCTGATAGTCAGCCTCGGAAGAAAAGGACTTGAAAGGCTTCGTCTCGGTCTGCGCGGTGGGGGCAGCGGCAGTAGTGGTTTGAGTGCCGTTTCCATCGCCTGTGGACGTGGTAGAGGCCGCAGTAGTCGCGGCAGGCGTAGTATTGCTTGCGGAAGCAGAAGTGTCTCCGCCGCCCTCCGCAAAAAGCTGAATGTTGGGCTTCAAATAATTGGTGCCATTGGTTTTCATAAATCTTTCCTCCGTATTCCGCGCCGTTCCTCTGCTTTCGTCCCCATAGGTCTTACTTGCATTAGCCCGTCGTGTAATAAAAATTTTTATTTATCAAAGCGTTGCCGTCATAAACTTGCGTGTTCCATCAAGATGAATAACGGGCGTGTCTTTGCTGTCAGCGCCAGTGATAAAATGAAAGAAAACGCCGGTCAAAAAATGTAGGTTTGCAGCGGAAAGGGATGCAATAT